ATCGGCACGTACTGATCTACAGTAATGGCGTCGAACTCGGGGAAGCGTGTCTTGAAGTCGTCAATAAGGGGCATCAGTTACACTCGCTCTAGCTTGCCCGAAGCAATGGCGTTTTTGATTCGCTTGCCGTTATGCTCGTCTGCTTTGTCCGCCTCGGTCAGCGTGTACGTTGCACCAGGCTGAACAATCTGCCCATACACTTTATGCCGGCTGCCGGACACGTTCTTGATGCTGGTCGGTGCTGGTGCCTGTGCCGGTGCTTTCTTGGGCATAGACTTGTGCTCTTTAAAATCGTTCATACGTCACTCCGTAAAGATTGCCAGCCCTGTGTTAGCGGCTGGCCACTGGCTTACAGGCCCGTTAGGATCTGTGCCGCGTCGTCTTCGATTACGTCCAGCCCGGCTAGGCCGAAGTAGCTTTCAACGTAATACTTGAAGCCGCGCTGGTGTACGCTGGATACGTTCAGCGGAACCGGCAAACGGAACTGTACCGCCCGACGGTTGGAGCTGAACGCTACGGTTACGGATGATGTAGCGTCCCCAGCTGCGGCCTCTGCTTTGGTTGTCAGGCCAAAGGTAACGGTCGGGAAGTTGGCATTCAGCGCACGCAACACGCTCATCTCAGACCCTGCACTATTCAGGATCTTGGTCGATGCGATGTTGTACACAGTCGCTGGCATGGTCACGCGGTCAGCTTTGTAGCTGTCCACGTTCAGCACGCCAGCCCATTGAGCGGTAATCAGCTCGGCAATCTCGTCGTACAGCTCTTGCCCAGTTGATGCAGCGGCGGTCTTTACAGCGCTATTGCTGGTGAAGCCGGAGTAGTTCAGCAGGCCCGTGGTCTTCTGGCTGCCGTCGGTGCGAACCTGGCCCAGATAACCGATGTCGTCAATCTCGCGGTTATACAGTTCAGCGTGACCTTCAAAGAACCGGCTTGGCAGGTTGATATTCTCAAGCTCTGCTTGCTTCAGTTCGATCTCGGACCAGTCAGATTCGGCTTCCTTGGTGAACACTGGGATGCTGTCGTCTTCGCCGCTCAGCGTGATCTTGCCGTTGGTGTTGGTGTTGCTGCCGGACTCGCGGAAGCCGCCTTCAGTGCGCAGCTTCAGTTTGCGAATGCTAGTAGCATATCCGCCTTCGTTGTTAACCGCGATACCTTGATTCAGGAATGTCAGGCCCGCAAATTCTTGGGTAAAGATCTCGGCGCTTACGTGCTCCAAGTTCCTAGCAAGAATGATGCCGCCTTCGTCCTTGAAGTTCTTCTTCGCGTACACGGCGGCAGCGTCGAAAGATTTGATCCCGTATAGGGATTGTACTCGCTTGATGTCAGTCTTCATTGTCAATCCCCTTACAAAAACTTGTTGATGCGAACAAGCCAAACGCCAGCGGCCTTGGGTTCCCAAAACACTACGTCGCCCGCGCTCACGATGCCGGAAGCAACGGTAGCGTCGGTGGCCTTGCCTGCGTCTGCGCCGGTCGCGTTAACGAACTGTACAGCGTCATACTTGGCAGGGTCAGCGTCGTCGGTTACGGCAACAGTGGCAAAGCCAAAGTTGATAACCTCAGCTACCTGGTCGATCGCTTGCCCGCTGGTGCTATAGATGCCGGTGCCAATTTCGCCGGTGATCTTGCGGCGTGCAATGCCTGCGACAACTGGTGATGCGCTGCCGTCCATGTTGTCGATGCTGCCGGTGTCGTATTTGACGAAGCGGCCTTCAACTAGACCGTCCTCGAAAAGCTCGAAAGCCGATACGTTGTAAGGGCTGGCCGCGATGAACTCGCCCGCGCCCAGATCCGGGTTGTCTTGCAATACTGTATTTTTAAAAGCCATGGGTTATTTCTCCCCCAAAGTGTCAGAGATACGAGACATCAAACCGGAATCGGCTTTAGTGTCACCAAATTGCGAGTAGTCAGTGTTCGCCTTGCGCAGCAACTTGAACGCGACGGACAGCTCGGCATCTTCGAACTTGTCAGTGCTCTGGGTGGCCAGGGCGTCACGCATAACGGCGTTGGCGGTCTTGCCTGCGAAGTCGTACTCAGCATCCACGAAGTTGCGGGCCTTGTTGACCACTTCAGCGTAACGCTTTACTTCGCCTTTGACTGCACTGGCGACGGCATCTTTGAACTTGGAAGAGTCGGCAAAGTTTTCTTTCTCGCCTTCTTTTTCCTCGTCCATCATTTCCTTTTCTTCGCCCTCCATGTCTTCGCCTTCCATCTCCATTTCAGTCTGTTCGGCAGGCATGGCGCCCTGCTCAGTGGCGTATGACATAATTTCCTGCATCGCTGGCATAAGCTTTACGAGCTGGTCAACGGGTACTTTACGGATAGCTTCGGGCAAGCCTGTAGCAATCTCCACGATCTGCTCCAGGCTCACCGAACCTTCAGCGTCGGTAAACGCCTTGATTAACTTCTTCGGCTTCATGGTGTCGCCCTCCTGGGGCTTTACGGGTGTATCAGGTTTGCGGTCAATGAAGCTGCACAATGGGCCACAACGGCCAGCAGGTACAGCGGCAAGGTGATGGGGTGCGATGTTTATTTGCTCAAAGTCCCAACGGCTATGGGGAACCAAGTCGGCCTCATAGCCAAGGGACAGTTGGCGCTTGTCTTTCAATAGCAGTTGGAGCGTGTCGTTAACGGCTAGTTTGTTCTGCACAGCAAGGCGTGAGTGCGTGGACTCATCTAGCTGGTCAATGACTACGGAAGACTCAACCCGGCCACCTGAATCAAGCGCCGGGCCTTCCATACTGACGTGTTCATCAGTGAGAGGGATGCCCGCCATGGCGTAAGCGGCGTTGGCGATGGTGGCCGGTGAGCGGTAGACAGTAAACACCTTGTCCAGCGGCTCAAGGTCAAGCTCAGCGCCAAGGTATTCAAGCACGCCATCGCGCACAGACACGGCAGTACGCGCTGTATCTGAGTAAACAGCTAGATCAGAGAACTGCTTGTGTATTGTCTCGGGCATTTCTTAGCCTTCTGGCATGTTTGTGTAATGTTAATGTTATGGCGGGCCGGTGTCAAATTGGTACGGTCATTGCTCCATCTCGGGAATAATTAGCTCATAGTCGCAGCGGCATTGGTAGTCGGTGCCAGGCAATAGCGTCTTGCCGTCTCCTGAATCATAAAGACCTTCTGACAAAACAAACTCTTTGCCGTTACGGCTAGAGTGGCTGGGCCTTACGCGCTCATCTGCGGACGTGACCCACCGCGCCTTAGTGATCCCCAAGTTCTGCGCCCGCGCCTTGCTGGTCAAACTGTTGAACGTGGCAATCTGAGTACGCGCAACCATTTTCGCGTGACCCTTGCGCTGCTCTACCATGCCGTCGAACTGGCTTAATATCTCCGGCAGCCCCTTGCCTTCGGCCATCTGCCTCAGCGTGTTACTCGTCCACATCTGCAACGTATCGTCGCGCATCTTCTTTACCCACTGCTGGGTTTCGGCTTGGAAGGCGTTGATCTGGAAGGTCAGCCCTTCGGTGGCCTCTAGTTCCTCACGGCTAATCCCCACGCTTGCAGACACGCGCCGGTAAAACTCTGACTGGTTGCGCCGGTTGACCTTGCCGGTGTACTTGTTGGTCATCTTGTCAAGACGCTTGCCGTCGAACTGCTTTAATAGCTTGCGCTGTACACGTGCCGCCATGGCTAGAAACACTTTGGCAAAGTTACCGGATTGCTTGGCGTCTTGCATGGCTACTGAGTCCGCGAACTTGGCAACCGTATCCTGATTCAACTCGCTGAATATCTGCGTCCGCCAGCGCTGTGCCATCTGGTCTACCATGTACTCAATGGCGTTACCGAACTGGCGGATCTCTGACTTAGGCGGCTCAGGCGCTTTGATGGTTGCGCCTTTGGGGGCGCTTACTTCACGCTTCACCGTCGCCACCCATCAACTGCTCAAGACTCATGCCGCCCTGCTCAGGCGTAGGCTCGGGGTCGTCGTCCGGCTTGCTAAACATCGTGTCCCACGGATCATTCTCGATCACGCCGTTGTCTTCCAAATACTTCTCGTAGTCCATGCCCATCTGCCACAAGATCAAAGCATTCTTGACCACCTCAGTCTCTTGCGCGATGCGGTCTTTGTCAGTCTGGCCTTGGTTCTCCTTGAACCACACACGCCCGCGCCCGTGCATAGTCATCAGCCGGTTGATCTTGTCTAGCAGGTACTCGGATTGAAGCCCCTTGATCGTCTGCATATCAACCTGTCTGTCACCTTCACCGCTGCCGTTTAAGCCCTTGGGTGGTTCACCTACTAGAGTGGACAGTGACAAGCCCGTCACCATGGCCAGGCGGCGCAGGGTAATCATATCTGATTCGGCCAGGCTGGTTAGTGACTGTGCATGTACTTCAATCTCGTCTTCTTTGTCAACGATGCCCGCGCCGTAAATGGACCGCAGGCTTTCCAGTTGTGAGAAGTATTCCACCAGCTCAGTAGACTTGCGGTCTGCCAGTAGCTCTTTGAACCCGTCCACCTTGTAAAACAGTGTCGATGACTTCTCCAGAATGGCCGGTACTGCACGCTGAATCACCTGGTCGGATACCAGCTCATTGCGGATAAGCTCAAACTCAGAAATGCCACCGAAGAAATATTCAGGCGCGTCAAACTCCACCGGCTGCACATAGGTCATGTCGACCACACGGCTCGGGTGGATGGTGAACCCGCGCACGCTGTACGCCTGGGGCTTGTAATAGTTAGGGCTGGACAGGTTGTACTCGATGCTCTGGACGTACACCATGTCGCCGCTGAACACTTGGTAATTGACCCGCGACCAGTCGTTGATTGCTGGCAATGGCTGGCTAAGATCCGCGCCAGGCTCTTGGATGACAATCAGCCCGCGACCGAATGACAGCATGAATTTGCACGCGTTTTTAACGTGCTGCTGCAAACGAGTTTCGTAATATTCTTTGTCGTTTGTGCTATCAAATTGCAGCGTGTCGTTCAGCGCAATGCCGGACTTGATGCGAATGATCTTGCTGCCTACGCCCGTTTTATAGATCGCCCGCAGCTCATCCCAGTCAACGCGGCTACTGGTCATGCGGTTGCTTGACTGGGCGTTGCGACGGTTGGCCAGCTTGTTGGTGAGGCTGGTGATGCCGTCTGCGAATCTGCGGGGGAAGCTGGGCATTATAGGAGTTTTCCGTAGTTGGTAAATTTGCCCTTCATAATAGGCTCCAGCGCGTATCTTATAGAATCAATTATGTGATTTTCAGAGTCTACCAGCTTTGGTAGTATGTCGCCAGAATAGCGGTCAACCTTATAACTGTAGAGGTTGAACTCGTTGAATGTGTTTTTGCAACGCGGATGAATGATTATCTTACCAAACGAGCGCATGAACTCTATGCCATCTTCAACCGAACCGGCACCCTTCTTGCAAGACACTATGCGCCGAATGCCGTGGCGCTTCAGATAGCTGATTGACTCCGGCCTGGCGTTGTCCCCGCGTACCGTGTGGCGCTCAACGTCCGGTAGTGCTTCAATCATGGCTTGGCTTGTGTCGTCAATCTCAAGGTGTTGCACGTATAGCTCGTGCTCAATATACAGGTCGCCATTATAAGCCCAGCACTTCACCCCTGCCGTGGGGTCTTGAGAAAACCCGAAGTCAAGCCCGTAGTAAGGCCCATCCCAGTTGTGCGCCGGGGTAAACTCACGCTGTAAATACTTGCCGCTGAACACCTGAGCCTGAGAGCTTTCCCAGAACTGGCCATCCCAAATGTGAGCGTATAGTGATGGGTCTAGGCGCTCCATTGCGTCAAGGCGCTGCTCGTTTAGGACTTCTGAGAAGAACGGGTTGTCTGCCCAGTTAAGCTCGACTATGTGCGCCCTGGGTGGCGGGGCGTTAAGCTGGAAGTTTTGGGCTACCCAGCTATTGCGTTTTTTTGGATTATAGATGATCCAAAATTCTGATTTATCAACACGTATCGTTGGTAGTAGGTCCACCCAGCTTGCCGCCGGTATGTCTTCCGCCTCCTCAACAATACAGAGATCCACCTGGGCTAACGATTTAATAGACCCGATGTTGTGGCGCAGACCCCGAAATATAAACTCTGTTCCGTTGCTCCGGTGCCGCAGGTAATCAATGCCAACGTCGTATTGCGTAGCCAGCCACGGGCAAGACTCAATAGCGTTCTTAAGCTCGGCATGAAATGATTCTTTGATAGAGTTTTGCAGTTCACGCACACAGAGAATGCGCAGGGGTTCTATCGCGCCCCACACAGCCGCCATCTTTGCAGACGTGAACGACTTGCCAGACCCTCGCCCGCCGTGCATAACGCGGTAGCGCAGGCTACCTCTTGGCTCTGCAAATAGGGGTATTAGCTTTGGGGGTAGCTCAATCTTTAGAGTTGACAACGGGAGCCACTAACTCAATGCGTGTGGGTGACATGCTGCCGTCTTCGGATATGTGGTTTAGGTCAGTCTTCTCACGCCAACCTGCCTGCGTCTTCATCCAGAATATCATGGCCGCAGTGTCGCCGGTCTTTGCCTTGTTAAACAGTGCCCCGCCGATGGTGGCATTGGCTTTTGCTTTCGCCAGGTCTAGCTCGCCCCGGTAATACTTGCGCAGGGTCTTTTCGTCAATGTCCAGTACGCGGGCAATGTCTGACTGTGTTGTGCCCACCATTGTATGAAGCTGCACGGTTTGGCGCGTGGCTTCGGTCGGAACGTGGTTGCTGGTTGGTTTGTTGGTCATACGGTCATCTTACTGTTGTATGTTTCGCCTGTCGATTCTAGTACGGCTTCTTTGCCGGTGTACTGCTGCCAGCGGTTTATGATTACGTCGCAGTAGGCGGGCGAAAGCTCCATCGTGTAGCTTTTTTTATTCATAGATTCGCAAGCTATGAGAGTAAAGCCAGCACCGCCAAACAAGTCAATTACGGAATCACATTCACTTCCATAAATTTCAAGGCACCACTGCGCAAGTGCAACAGGCTTTTGTGTTGGGTGTAGTCTTTTCTCACCATGCTCGCTTGCCTTACAAATGCCGCTCCATCTGTGCTGAAAGATTCTTACTTTTGTTTCTTGGTTTGTCCATGCTAATTCTGCATCTGCAAAAGTGCTTGCGCCTGTTTCTTTATCCCAGACTACCCAACAGTTTGAGTTCCCTAATTCTTCGGCGTAATAGTTCCCGCCCCATATTATCTCTACTTTTGCCCCAAGTGTTTTTATTACTTGGATTGCTTGAATTGCCACGTCTGTTGACTCGTCGCCTGCCACCGGCGCATATTTATTAGCTTTAATTTCTTTTCCACCTTTCTTTTCCGCTTTACCTGTGCCAAAAGCCCCGCCGCCTCCGATTTGATTGTTTTGGACTATTGCTATCCCATAAGGAGGATCAGTAAACACCATGTCCGCCTTCTGCCCATCCATTAACTTCTCAACCGCATCAATGCTAGTAGAGTCCCCGCAATGCAGCCGATGATTGCCCAGCACCCACACATCACCCTCAACCGTAACCGGCTCGTATGGGGCTTCTGGTACGGCGTCCTCGTCGGTTAAACCTTCCGGCACTTCCTCAATCTGTAGGTCGGCAATTTCATCCAGACTAAAGCCGGTAAGCTCAAGATCAAACCCGTCGACGCCTAGCGCGTCCAGCTCAACCCGCAGCATTTCGTCGTCCCAGCCCGCATTCATGGCCAGCTTGTTGTCGGCAATGATGTACGCCCGCCTCTGAGCATCGCTAAGGTGCCCCGCTTCAATAACCGGCAGTTCTGCAAGGCCAAGCTTTTGCGCAGCAAGAACACGTCCGTGGCCTGCAATGATTCCGCTTTCGCCGTCAACAATGATGGGATTGAGAAAGCCAAACTCTTTGATGCTCGCGGCAATCTGGCCAACCTGGGCATCGCTGTGCGTGCGACTGTTTCTAGCGTACGGAATCAGGCTTGACACTGAAACTGTTTTATAGTCGGGAAACTTTTTCATTGCCTTACCTGAAATTTGTTTTTCCATACGCCAATTATACACCACCCACAATAAAAAAACCCTCACTAGGAGGGCAAAGGTCTGGTTTGCAATTGCGCACATCCAGAAAGCGCATCCACTTATGTTGCCAGTGGCCGGCTGAAAATAATGTGGTGGCCGGAGTTGAACCGGGCCTTATCTAGATTCAGGCTACCTATCACCACACTGAAAAGAACTCTAGTACCCTTCCGCAAGGAGCGGGCTGCGGAACCCGCGTTTCCTAAAGTTCTTATCAGTGCCCACTCATACGCTGAATGGGTTGCGTGTAACGTGTCGCTTCGCAGCGAGAGGACAGAATCACTACGGACTAGGTTCGTCAATAGAGACAGCCGTTATTCCCAAATGGGCAACCACTTCTACCGTTTCATTTAGCCCGACCGCATAGCGGTAGGAGTTTGTAGCTTCTGCTGACGGTGTTATTAGCGCCACCTCCGCCTGGGCTGTCCAATAATCGCCCATCCGACGTATGCAAGCAAAGAGGCCGGGAGGACTTGCAGCACGTCTGCTGCCTAATTAAAACCCCTCAGCAAGCTTGCGCAGGATCAGGGCCGTGTTAGAACTACTGTACCACCATTAACTTTTAAGCGTAAAGCCAATTGACAGAATAACATCAGCCACCACGCCCATATCAGTCTCGCCCCTTAGCTGGTTTAGGGCTGTTACTAGTTGGGTGCGGTCGGTTTGGCATGAAGGGCGCGGCGTGTAGCGGTCGGTTC